TCATCGAGGCGGTCTCGGGCAATCTCTTCCGGTGTCTCTACGTCGTCAGAAGTGGGCAGGGAGTTGACCAGGTTCCGGTCGTATCCGGCCGCAAGCAGCTCGCTCTTTGTCTTGCGCACGCGGTGATAGCAGGAGCGGGCGTCCTTGGCATACGGGCTAGATGCGTCGCGGGTGATGCCGAAGTCTTCAGGGGCTACGGGCTCAATCCGAATCTGCCCGCGCTTGCGCTTGGTCTTGAAGGCAACGGAGATGACTCCGTTCTCATCCTGACTGATGTCGATGGGCTCGCGCTCAACGGTGGGGTCTGCCAAAAGCTGCTCAAGGCCGAAAGGGTCGATTCCCTCGTACTCCTCACGCTCCTCTTCTTCCTTGTCTTCCCACCAGACCTTTAGAATGCCGGTCTTGGACAGAAGTGCATCCTTCAGGAAGGTATATACATTATAAAAACCTTTGTTCTGTTTCCAGAACACATAATTAACCACATCAGTTTCCTGTGCGGCCTGCTCCTCATCCTCTGGCCCTACGGGGTCGAAAGACACCATATTGTCGGCGTCGGAGAAAATGCGGATGAGGCTCGGCAGAATCCATTCAACCGTTTCCATGACCTCGCGGGTGATTACTTGGCTGCGCCCATCCACCTCATCGCCGTACTTCTCGCCAAGATAATAGTCGAGGGCTGCCGCACGCTCATTGGAGATTTCGGAGCCCCACCGCCCGATGGTGGAGGTGACTTCAGACTGAGCCCGAGAGAGGATTTCTGAGTCAGTCAGCTTTGCCATTTTTTCTCGGCCCCTTGCGGTTTTCGATTGCTTCAATGCGCATTATGAGCGCCTGAATCTGGGCTTGCAATTCCGCTAGGCGCTTGGCCAGATATTGGACGTTCACAGGATGCCTTTGTTGCTGTATTTGAGCGGCTCCCACCGCTGGGCTTTGACAGGTTTGTGCATTGCGCAGACCCGAAAAGCGTCAGCGCCATGGCTTGCCCAGTCATGCACTGGCCTCAACCTGAATGTCCGGCGGACCTCATCATATTCAGCTCGGTAGTGGCGGAGGGTATCCAGCCCATGCGAGCAGTTCCCTCGGTCAAACCAAGCATTAGGCAGCATCTTGCGGACCGCCTCGATGCCATCCTCAATCTTATGCTGAGCCTGCACCACTGGCCTCGTGCCCAACAGTTCTGCAAGGGTGTCCACTCGGGCTTTCCCGGTGTCCAGAGACCGCTGCCGGGCATCATGCGGGAGAATATGCTCCCCATAGGTCCAGCGGTTCTCGCGGGCCTTCTCCAGAAGTACCTGAGCATAATGGGCAAGTGCCTCGCCTGAAGCTTCGTAGTAGTCAAGGAATCTGTATTCGGGGCCGATGTGCTGGAAGAACCAGATTGCCGTGGAATCCCCGATGCCTAAGTCCCATGCGGTGCTGACCGGATAGCCAGGGTCGGCATTGATGGTTCTGATGCGGCCCTTGGTCTCAGCTTCCTCAAGGAGTCGCCCGTAGTAGCTGCCCTGAATTGCAGCAGTCCATGAGCACTCGAATTCCTGAGCATACCGCTCCTCGGACATTTGCTTGCGGGCGTCTGCCAGCTCCTCAGCATCCACATAGCCCGTCTCACTGGCTCGGTGAACCCTGATGAACCAGTCCGGGTCGTCCTTGTGGGCCTCGAAGAGCTTATAAAAGGAGTTGTGGCCCATCGGGGTGCCGATGAAGGTAGCCCGACCCTTACGGTCTGACAGGGTGGGTCGGATGATTTCCTCCCAGACTCGGCCACTCATTTGGGCATACTCGTCCAAGGCCACAGCATCGAGGTAGATGCCTCTGAGGCTGTCGGGGCTGTCAGCGCCATACAGAGAGAGCCTCCCGCCGTTAGGGAAGTCCGCTCGCAGCTCAGCCTGGTTGTAGGTCATGCCAGGAATAGCGCGAGTGAACTCCTGCACATAGTCCCAACTGACCGCCTTGGCCTGCCGGTAGAGGGGCGCGAGGTAGGCTGCTCGGGGATTCGGTCTGGGGCAGGTCAGTACATCTCGGATGAGGTCGTTAAGCACCATCACCGTTTTCCCGAATCTTCTATGGCAAACGGTCATAGCCCATCGCTGGGTTCTGCCGTGATACTCGGCCTGCAGCTCCCGAGGGCTGTAGGGGATAGTGATGACCACTATTCAGCCTTCTGCGCTTCCTTCGCCCAAGTGATGACAAGCTCAACCGGCCCATTTTCGCCTGCCATCACCTGAGTGGCCTTGCCTTCCAGCCGGTCTCCGATTTCCTTCAAGGCAGTGATGTCCCCGCCCTCTGCTGCCGTGATTATGGCCTCTGCAAGTTTGTCCAACCGCTTGCCCTGAAGCACTGCTTTGCGGATGGCATCACTCCAGATGCGGTTCTTGACTGCATTCTTGTTTCCGATTGGTGCGCCCATTTGTGTCAATCCTCAACTCATTTTTATTTCACACAATCTGGCATCATTTTACCATCCAGAAATGTCTTGCACTTTTGTAGTTAAGTGCTACTCTGCACCTGCATTTTTGTGTGGAGGTGGGTCATGAAGAAACTGCTTGCCGAACTGCTTGCTGCCGTAGTCGTCATTGGCACTTGGCTGGTGATGTTCAGCATTGCCATTGAGACTTCGACGATGTAGTCACCACTTAACCGTATCCGCCCAGTACGCCGCACTCATCTTGCCCTTGGCGATGTTTCTGGCGTGCCTGGCCTTGAAGCTTTTGCGCTTCTGGGTCATCCGCTCTGACTCTCCGGCCTTGGGCTTCCCTGCCGTCTTGGCCCCCTGCTCACCAAATCTGATGAGTTTCTCCTGCCCGTCGTAGCAGGCTTTTACCACATGGCTCTTCTTGGGATGTGACGGGGTTCTGCGGGGTTTGTTGCAGGGCATCACTTCCTTGTCGAGCAGTCCCGGCATTAAGCAAGCAGCCCCGGGTTGTAATAAACAGCCATCGGAGTGCCGGCAGCCCGAGCATTGCGAGCCTGTTGCCGCATGACCTGGTTGTACTGCTGCCGCGTGACATCCGGGGGGATATAGCCATAGGGCTGCATGCCACCCTCATAGGGGAACTGGAACATGCCGCCCATTGAGGCGCGGCGCAGTAGTTCCTGCCCGAAAGGCGAAGCGTCCTGCGGGCGCGCAAAGACGTTCTGCCCTTGGTTGCGAATCCCGACCATGGAAGTGCCCTGCGGGTTCTGCCAAGGGGTCAGCTTAGGGGTTCCCGGGGTATAAATGCCGTATCCAGGAAAGTCCTGCTGGTTGCGCATCTGGTGGAACGGGAAAAGATTGGGCCGGATGTTGTAAAACCCTTCCGGCATACCCTTGGCGCGGCCACCAAGCCATGCAGGCGGCTGCGGGGCCATTGTGGTCATCGTCGGGTCCATTGTCGTGGTTGGGGCCATCATGTCCATTGTGCTTCTCCTAGGCGGTCAGCAATAAAAGTATCTGTTCGTCGTCTTGCCGTAGCTTCGTGAACCAGTTCTGGGAGGCTTGCTGAGCCCTGCCCTGTGCCATGGCGGCTTTACGTTCAGCCCGCTTGGCCGAGTCCTTGTCCCCTAAGCCTTTCAGAATGGCGGATTGCTCCTCATTCTTCTTTGCGGCCTCTTCCAGCAATTGTGCCTCTTGTTTTGCACTTTTGACAGTGAAAGACTTGCCATGGATTGAGACTTTGCGGGGATATTTGCGCATTACAGCCAGACCCGCACAGGGCTTTCTGGATACACCCGGTAAAAGTCCAGCTCTGGGGCCTCCTCGGTATGCCGCACGTTCACATGCCAGCCCGGCAATGGGGCCGTCTTTGTCCCGTGCGATTTTTGTCATGTCACTTCTTCTTTCTGGATTTACCAGCGGCAGAAAGCGCCATGGCGACTGCCTGTTTCTGGGGGTAGCCCTTTTTCATCTCCGTTTTTATGTTCTTGGAAATGGTTTTCTGACTGTAGCCTTTTTGCATCGGCATCAACGCGCTCCAATTGCGTCCAGAGCCTCAGCCGGGGAATTGACTACCCATACTGAGGCGTGTTGCTTAACCATCCACTTCC